GGGCTAGTGACGGCCAATTGGAAGGCCCGACGGTTCTTACCCGTCCAATGATGTGGGTTCGAGTCCCACCTGGCTCACCACAGCACGGTATCCAGTCCGTGCCAATGCCTTGCAGGTGTAACAGACCGCACACGTCCTTGGTAAGGATGAGGTAGTGGGTTTGAGGCCCACGCGAGGCTCCATGCTCCTATCGTTCAATGGTAGGACGGCTGCTTTACATACAGCCTACGGGGGTTCAAATCCTCCTGGGAGCACCACATGAGGCGTCCGGCCTCCCATACACGGCAGTGTTGGTTCCGGCAGGGTGAGTGCAATAGCCCTGCTGCCCATACGCCACCCGCCACCTTGCTAGAGAGGTTATCAAGAGCGGGATCGGGAGTGACACCGGGAACAGCGGTAAAAGGTAGCCCGCCTATACCCCGTTGATGTTCAACGGCTAGCATATCTGCCTTCCAAGCAGAGAGTAAGGGTTCGAGTCCCTTACGGGGTACCAAACGCCGCGAGCAAGCCTGAGGGCCTCGCATGCTTACATACTGGAGTGGCTCAGCCTGGCCTACAGCACCGGCTTGCCAAGTCGGAAATCGCGGGTTCAAATCCCGCTTCCAGTACCAAATCCTGTGGCCCTGTCGTCTATTGGCAGGACGCCTGACTCTCGATCAGGCAAGTCGGGTTCGACTCCCGGCAGGGCTACCAATTCACGAGTCAGGTATGGCGGGCCGCTAACACCGGCTTATGCGCCTGACGTTTGGTCCTAGGTTCAGCTAGTGACGATGCTCGCTTGTCACGCGAGCAGGCGGGGAGCGTAACCCCGTAGGACCGCCAACTCCCCTTGCGGCTTCGCCCGTAAGGCCAATAGCCCCCTTGTCGCCTTGATGCGCTGACTTGGGGGCTATTTCCTTTTCTGGAATAGATAAGCCCCGGCTGCATCCGGGGCTTACACCCTCATGCAGGAGGATGTATGACAATGACTCGCGCAGAGCGTAACCGTCAGTGGAGAATTGACAACCCTGAGCGCAGGCGAGAAATCAACCTCGAAGCAGCGCAGCGAGTACGCGCTCGCAATCGAGCCTTGATCGTCGCGGCCAAGAGCGTACCCTGCGTGGACTGCGGTGGGGTGTTCCACACTGAGTGCATGGACTTCGATCACCGGGATGGTGAGTCCAAGAAGCGCGGCGTAGGGCTAATGACCGATGTCTCCGAGGCAATGCTGCTTGCGGAGATGGCGAAGTGCGACGTGGTGTGTGCTAACTGCCATCGCTTCCGTACGTACAGCAGAAGGAGCACTGCCAGTGCCGAATTATGAGTACCGCTGCAAGCGCTGCGGAGAGCACTTCGATGCAATGACCGCGATGGACAATCGTGACGAGTTGCAGACGTGCCCTGAGTGCAAGGCGTTCGACTCGGAGAGGGTGTTCAACACCGGCAAGCCAGCGATCTACTTTCACGGTAGGGGCTGGTCGTGCGTGGACAAGAACTACAAGGACGGATCGTAATGCCAGTCGGAACAGCAGGCAGCGCCCGCAAGCGCACCACCGAGGGCTCACGACCGGGCCTAGCTTCACAGGGACAGGCAGGACGCCCCAAGAGGGGTCCAGGTCGTCCGCCGGGCACGCCGAACAAGCCTAAGGGTCTGATCCCTTCCGAAATGGCCGCAGGCATCCTGCTGGCGATGAAGGATCAGGTTCCGCCCGAACACTACGAATACCTCAAGGGCGTTATCAAGGACGGCAAGACCGTCTCCACAAAGTCAGAGCTTGACACTCTGATCCTGCTTCTCGGCAGGAACCTGTGGGCAGCGCTTATTGACGAAATGCGTCCACCGACCCCGCCAGAGAACATCGAAGACGCGATGGAAATGGTGAAGGACACCGGAGACACAGCCCCCAAGCAGTGGTTCCGCCGAGACGTCACCGAACGACTCAAGGCGCTGACGAGCCTGCTGACACTGCGCGCCAACATCGAGAAGCGCGACGAAGGGAAGCCACCGGATGGCTCAGACCTCATCATCACTATCGCTGACCGACGCGGGTTTGACGCGGGACGACTTGCTGTCCTTGTCGGAAATGTACCCGGCAGTGATCCTCGAATTGTTGACGGAGTTGGACGCGGCCCCGACGAAGCTCGAACCGTATCAGGTTCGCTGGCTGAACGACCGCTCGGACTTCCGTCTGGCGAACAAGTCTAGGCAGATCGGCCTATCGACCATCATCGCTGCCGAGGGGTTCGCCAAGGCTCTCGTAGCCACCAAGCCCTACAAGGCCAACTACGTCTCGATCAACCAGACCGAGGCGGCAGACAAGATTGAGATTGCCCGCAACCTCTACCACAGCATCCCTGACGCATTCGCGGAAGGTGACGACCCGATCAAGAAGGTCTTGTGGAAGGACAGCGAGCACGAGTTCGCCCTGGGGCGTCCTCCGTACGTGTCCACGCTGATCAGCCAGCCCGCTTCCTCCGCTATCCGTGGTGGTCGCAAGGACATCTACTTCGACGAGTTCGCTCACATCCGCGATGCCAAGAAGCTCTACACAGCCGCCATGCCTGCCATCACTCGTGGCGGGGGACGGCTTTCGATTGTCAGCACACCGCTCGGCCAGAATGGGTTGTTCTACGACATCGCAACCGACGTCGCCAGCTACCCGCAGTACAGCCGCCACGCGATCCCTTGGTGGGAGTGCTCGGCAATGGTCAAGCTCGACATGCTAGCTGAGGCTTACGCCATGGCTGGCGAGCTTGACACCGAAGCTCGCGTTCGCAAGTACGGCACCGACAAGCTCCTGACAATCCTCCAGGGCTTCGGTGGCGACCTGCTCAGCTTCCAGATGGAGTACGAAGCCTCGTTCATTGACGAGAGCGAAGCGTACTACCCCTGGGAACTGGTGGTCAATGGCCGTGACGACGAGCAGCGTGTCTGGGCCAGCATTCCTGCCGGGTGGGAGCCCGAAGGCCAGATTACCGTCGGGGTGGACTTGGCCAAGGAACGAGACGAGTCCGTGTTCACGGTCGTTGAGCACCGCGAAACGCCTGAGGGCGAGCGCGTTGCGATGGTCCGGTTCATGAAGACGTCACAGGATACATACCTCAACCAGGCCGAGTACCTCATCGAACTCGTGAAGCGCGTCAAGGCCGCACGAGTCTCCATCGACGCAACTGGCCCTGGTGCAATGTTCGTGGAAAAGCTCAAGGCTTCCGTGGTCGGCAGCAAGGTAGAAGGTGTGACCTTCACCAGCGCCAACAAGGAACAGTGGGCTACCAAGTTCAAGGGCGAGCTACAGAGTCAGACCATCCAGTACCCGAACATCCCGATGCTGCTGCGTCAAATCCACGGCATCAAGCGTACGAAGACTGAGAGCGGTCTGTACAAGTTCAGCGGCGGTTCCGGGGCCAAGCGAGACGACTACTTCTGGTCGTTGATGCTGGCGCTCTATGGACAGGGCCGTGCATCCTCGCGCATCAGCGCACTCGGAGGGCGATAATGAGCCCCACGCCAATCGTCTGCCCATCATGCGAATGCCTATTCGGCTTCGAGACGCAGCCGGGCGTTCTGTCGATCAAGCATCGTGACTTGTTCCGTACCATCAAGGGAGGGACCGTCACCGGTCCTTGCCGTCGCTGTGGAGCACAGGTCATTTGGCCCGTGCGACAACTGACCGTGACCAAGGCCACCGTCACCATGCTTGGGCCGAGGAACACATGACACTACAGCAGCTAGACAGCCTCGTCAATCGAACGGAGTTGTCCCCTAACGCCAAGCAGGCCCTGCGCCTCGTACGTCATGCAATGATGTCGGGTCGCGCAAGTGAGGCCGAGGTTGGCAAGTACGACTGGACAGTGGCTGTGGACACCTATGAGGGTGGGCACATCCGCTTCAAGTTCTCGTTGAAGAAGGCCGCATGACCGCTGTTCGCAAGCCACCGACCCTAGTTGAAAAGGCGGACGTTTCAGTCCCCGTTCCAGGCGCGGCTTCGCGCTTCACAACGGTCGGCAAGGGGCGTCCTACGGAGCGTGCGTTCGCCGTGCGTCGCCGTGGCCAGTACGACATCTACTACCAGATGTATCGTCAGCACCCCACGCTGCGTGCCGGTGTCGAGAAGATCGCCAAGACAACCGTGTCCAACGGTTTCATCTTTGCGCCGTTTGACGCTGAGGAAGACCTGAACAAGGCTCGCGCCAAGGAGCTACACGCCTTCTTCCGCAAGTCGGGTGGGTTGCAGCTACTGCGCCTACTTGCCAAGGACATCAGCATCTACGGCGAGACTTACATGTGGGTCGAGACTACGCTCGGCGGCAAGCCGATCCGTGGGCAGCGCCTGCACCCGAAGTACGTTGACCCGAAGTCTGCGGACAACGTGACCATTTCGACGTACAAGTATTGCACCATGCCGGACGACTCTGACGGCATCACGTACCAGGCCAAGGTCATTCTCCACTTCAAGCTGGAGGACCCGGACGACGACATCCACGGCCTGAGCCTGCTGGCTAGCCTCCAGCACACGATTGCCAACGACCTATTCGCAATCGAGTACAACGGCAAGTTCTTCGAGAACAGCGCTCAGACTGGCATCGTGTTCAATATGAGCGGCGCGTCTACTGACGAAGTGGAGCGCAATCGCGCATGGCTCGACCAGAACTACGTGGGCGCAGCAAACGCACATCGCCCCCTCATCCTTGAGGGTGACATCAAGGTCGAGAGGGCCGGTACCTCACCTGCTGATATGCAGTTCCTTGAGGGCCGTACCTTCAACCGCCAGGAAATCCTGTCCGTTCTCGACATTCCGCCAGAGAAGCTCCAGATCACAGGGGGCTCGAACCGCTCTACCGGCAAGGAGTCTGACAACACGTTCCGCTCCGAGTCGCTGGCCGGTTGGCAGTCGATCATCGAGGAAGAAATCAACAACAAGCTCATCCTTGAGTTGTTTGGATGGGACGACATTCTGTTCCGCTTCCGCGAGGCCAGCAAGCGCGACTTGATCGAAATGACCAAGATGCTTGCAGAGCTTGAGCGCATGGGCGTTCTGAGCGTCAACGAAATCCGTGGTGACTTCGGGTACTCCAACATCAAGGGTGGAGACGTCCACGCCATCCAGTCAGCCGCTGGTGTCATTCCTCTCGAAATGATCGACGAGGTGGCAGCACGGCTGGTCGCCAACCCTGTAGCCAACCCGGCGGCAGGTAGCGCGGTCAGCGGTGTGGGCACAGCGAACGGCGGTCGTCCAGCAGCAGCGGCTGCGCCAGCAGGCGGTGGCAAGGGCCACCCTGGCGCTCCACGCATTCCCGGCAAGCCCGGTAGGCCAGGCCACTCCGGTGAACCCGGCAAGCCCGGAACCTCTGGCGGCAGGTAAGGAAGCCCATGAAGAAGACAGCACCTTTCCGCTACACATTCCCGATCCTCAAGGCCGAACAGCGTGAGGACGGACGATACATCACCGGAGAGGCGTCTGGTCCCGAGATCGACGCCACCAACGAGCGCATGTCGCCTGAATGCATTGTGCAGTTCGCACAGCAGATCACAGACATGGCCGCTGCTGGTACTCCGCTGGTGTACCGCGACGCACACGCCTCTGATGGCGTTCTGCGTGACCTAGGCGAGATCACTCGTGCGTGGGTTGACGACCGCACGCACATGGGCATCGAGGTCAAGCTAGAAGACGGCAACCCTGCCGCTGACTGGCTGTTCAACAGCATCACGACCAAGAAGCGCAAGTGGGGCATGTCCATCGCGGGCATGGTCAAGGACTACGCTGACGAGTTCGTAGCTGAGGTCGGCAAGGTAATCCGTACCTACAAGGACGTGATCTTGACCGAGATCAGCAACACCACCCGGCCAGCATGGACCCCTTCATTCGGGACCGTGCTGTCCAAGGCTATTGACGAGGCAACTGCCGAGTCCGAAGGAGAGAACGTGGACGAACAGGACACGCTCCAGGCAGGCGAGCAGGCCGCTTCGTCTGACGCTGTTGCAATTGAGGATACCACAGACACCACCGACAAGTCAAGTGCCGAGGCAACTGACGAGGCGGTCGTGGCTGATGAGTCTCTTGGGGACGACGAGGCTCCCGTAACTGACAAGGCCGTTGCCGATGAGGCAGCAGCCGACGAGACTGCCGACACGGAGAAGTCAAGCGAGGCTGCGTCTGACGCGGTTTCGATTGGGTACTCTATCGCCAGCCTGGTCAGCCAGCTAGGGGAGACGGACGACCCCGCCACCATCGCGGACCTGAAGGCAGCTATTGCCTTGCTTCAGGGCGTGCAGTCGCGCGAGATCGCGGCAATCGGCACACCCGAAGACACATCTGCTTCACGTTGCGGAAACTGCGGGGCTGACGTGGCCATGTCGGCTACCGAAGACGTTGACGTGGAAAAGGCTGGTCGCCCGCTTTCGGCGGCAAACGCAAAGCGCCTTCTGGCGCTACGCGCGGAACTAGACTCGTTCCTGGGTGACCTTGGCGTCACTGAGGAACCAGCGAAGTCGGACTCGTCTGACGCAGAGCCAGACCTGATCAAGTCGTGGGAAGTCGAGAAGACTGACCTCACGACCAAGATCACGGAGCTTGAGCGTTCTCTGACCGAGAAGACCGCTCGCGTCGCAGAACTTGAGGCCATGCCTGCTACTCAGGCCCCCGCGCTTGTAAGGAGCGAGGAACCGGGCGAGCAGCTAGCTAAGGCCATCGACAGCATGAGTCCTCAGGAGCGAATGCGCTTCGGGCTCACGCTCAAGCACCAGTAGAAAGGGTCAGACATGACTACAGACATTCGCAAGGCCCTAGACCTTGCAGCAGGTGAGGCGCAGTATCTGTTCCCGACGCTCATCGACGGGGGCATCCGCGACTACACCCTACAGCAGCCGGTGCTGTACAACGCGGTGACCCACACCCCGTGGGCATCGAACACGTACTTCATCCGCCTGCGCACGGCCAACCCAACAGCTAGCTGGTCGAACAACGGCGGACAGGTGCTGCCCGCAGCAACCAACACGACACACACCCGTGTGAGCATGCCGGTTGCCTACCTGTACACCCGTGGTGAGGTCACCGGTCCGATGGCGAAGGCCGCTGGAACCGTGATCGACGCTCTGGCCATGGAGATCGAGGCCCACAGCCGCGCTCTCGTGGACAACCTGAGCACGAACATCGCCAACGGCACAGGCGTGGCCGACCTGTACGGCATCTTCGCGCAGATCGAGTCAGCAGATCAGATGAACGCTGGCGGCGTGCTCACCATGAGTGGCGCGCTGTCCCTTGCGTACATCGACGAGATGCTCGACGCGGCCTACGGAACCGCTGACACGATCCTGGCAAGCCGTGCTGTTCGTCGCAAGATCAACAGCCTGCTCCAGGCGCAGCAGCAGTTCGTAGACAAGGTTGAGGTCCAGGCGGGCTTCCGCGTGCTGGCGTATGACGGCGTGCCGATCATCACGGACATGCACCTGGAGAGCACGACCAAGATCGCTGCCTTCCGTCGTGCGGACGCCAAGTTGCTGGTCCACCAGGACTTCATGTACGAGGAGCTTGCCCACACCAAGGACAGCACCGACTTCATGATCAAGTGGTACGGTGGCTTCGCGCTCGAAGGCCGTCCAGTCGAGTTGACCGGCTTCACCGCCGTGGCCAACACGACACTCGGGTAATCAGTAGTCGGCGGGGGCTGCCTTCGGGTGGCCCCCACTGGCTCCTTCGGGAGGCACCATGGCGACACCAGTAGTCAAGCTCAAGCACACGTTCTTCGAAGGTGACCGAGTGTTCTACTTCTACGAGGGCGAGTTGCCCGTCGTGGATGGAGTCATTGCGGTCCCGGTGGATCGACCTGAGTGGGCGCAGAACGCCTGGATCAGGGGCTACCGCCGCAATATCGAGTCCGGCGAGACTCGCACTCTGGACGACATTCTGGCCGAGTGCACCAACAAGCTAGCAAGGGCCGCTCGCAGGCGCGCTGAATAACACAACAAGGAGAGCCTCTTGAAGGTCTTGATGTTGGGCGATAGCCCCCTTCTCACAACTGGTTTCGGTCGAGTTCAGCGGAACGCACTCGAAGCGTTTCTGGAGGCTGGATGGGAAGTGGCGTCGGTAACGGCGTTGCAGACCGAGGAAAAGCCCTGCGACATCCCCAACTTCACGCAGTATGTCCCCGAACAGGGCGACAACATGGGGGTCTTGCGGATCGCGGAAGCGGTCGAGGACTTCAAGCCAGACGTGATCTTCGCAACAAGCGAGCCGGGCGGCATTACTGCCCTGGCCATGTTCTCTCCAGCCAGCGTCCCCTTCGTCGCCTACACGGTGGTCGAGGGTGAGCCGATTGGGCTGGACTCATGGCGAACCGTCATGCGCAAGGTTCATCCGCTTGCTTGCTCCGAATATGGGCAGCGCGTCCTCAAGCGTGATACAGGCGTGGACGCCAAGTGGGCCTACCACGGCGTTGACCACGACACCTTCTACCCTGACACTGAGAAGCGCGAGGCAACTCGCAAGCTGCTCGGCTGGACCGACAAGTTCATCGTCATGACAGTGGCGCAGAATGTACGTCGTAAGCAGCATCCCCGCTTGTTCGAGGCGATCCGACAGGTTCGCACGACGTTCAAGCAGAAGGACGTCATGCTGTATGACCACACCGTGCCCTTCATGAAGCACTGGCTCGACGGCTGGCACCTTCCTCAAATCTCAGACTCCATGGGGCTGCACGACGTGGTTATGTTCAACCCAAGCATGACCGAGTTCGGCGCACATATCCCCGAAGTCAATGGTGGAGCGGGTCTTCCTGGCCTTGCTGATCTGTACCGCGCAGCCGACCTATTCGTGCTGCCGTCCCAGGTCGAGGGCTTCGGCCTTCCTATCGCAGAGGCCATGGCCAGTGGGACTCCAGTCGTAGTCACAAAGTACGCAGCCGGTTGGGAAGTGGCATCACCCGCAGGTGTGGGCATCCCGGTCTACGATTGGGAGCTTGCCAAGAGCGGGGTCAAGTACGCCAACATCAGCCCCGCAGCGCTAGCCAAGATCATCGTCGATCTCAAGCGCGACCCGAAGCGCCTTGCGCGAATGAGCGCAGCGGGCGTCGAGCGCGCCAGGGATTTCGATTGGGGCAAGTTCAAGGAGGCCGCAGTTGACGCTTGCAAGGACGCCGCGCAAGCCCCGGAAGGCGAACGGCCAGTTCAAGGTCAAGAAGCACTCGGCATTTAGCGCCGGTAAGGATCAGCCGCGACGCAAGCCGGTGATCCGTGCTCGCAAGCCGCTACCTCGCTTCACCAGTCCGTTCAAGGCAGTGCAGCGGGCCGTAGCTCACAAGCATTCGCCACACACACTCAAGATCACGATGCGCAAGAAGCTCGCAGGCGTTCGAAAGCGCATGTCGGCGTTGCGTAACGCCAACCTACGAAAGCCGAGGGCGTAAATGGGCTTCAAGGACAAGGATGACGCCAAGAAGTACAATCGAGCGTACTACCTGTCTCGGCGCGAGGGTTGGAATAACAACAACACACCTGAATATCGTCGTCTTGTCAAGTACGGCCTCACGGGGAGTGACTTCGCAGGGCTGCTTGCTCAGCAGGGTGGACGTTGCGCCATCTGCTTGGTCGAGCTTGACTGCGACACCGCTAGCTGGAAGCGCCCCAATGCCGTGCGCGTAGACCATGATCACGACACAGGCGCAGTGCGTGGACTTCTGTGCAAGAAGTGCAACACAGGGTTGGGTCAATTCTGCGACAACGAAGACCTGCTTGTCAAGGCAGGACGGTACCTGCATGAAAGGACACAGTAATGGGCTTCGTCACCGTAGCAGAGTTCAAGGCCCTGCCCCTTGGGTTGCAGGACAGGCTTCTGGACAAGTTTGGCGACGCAGCCATCCAGAGCTACATTGACACCGCCTCTACTCAGATCGAGAACTACTGTAAGCGCATCATCGCGCAGGCAGAGGTAACCGACCCGATGTTCGATGGCCGCAACAACGTCGAGACAGTCCTTCGCCAGTACCCCGTCGCAGAGATCACAAAGGTGGCCTGGGAAGACGACAGCGGACAGACCGGTGAGCACGACCACAGCAACTTCTTCTTGTACTCGTCAGGCAGGCTTCGCTGGAAGGCGAACGTCCCAGGCGGGCCTTTCATCTTTGGAAGGCATTACACGATCACATACAAGGCTGGCTACACCACGATCCCCGGGCCGATCAAGCATGCTTGTGGGCTGTGGGTAACGGAGTTGATGCAGCCCACTTTCGCCACACCGTCCGGTAAGGACAACAGCGATCTCGTTGCCTTGAGCAGCGAACAGATCGGGGAGCTACTCGACGGCTACAGGCGCAAGGGCGTGGCGTAAATGACAATGCAAATTGCAATCGCAACATCGGGCTACCCACAAATGATGGCTCGCTTGGATCGCTTGCAGAGTGACTTGTCGCACAACAAGGCTGGCCTAGTCAAGATCGTTCGCCGCATCGGAGACGTGTGGAAGAAGAACTTCGACGAGGAAGGTCAGATGGTTGGCGGATGGCCTGCCCTGGCAGAAATGACACAGGCAATCCGAGAGTCGCAGGGCTTCTCCCCGACGCATCCCATCCTTGAGCGCAGCGGAGCGTTGCGTAAGGCGGTTGTGGATTTCGTTACGAACGCACGCGACTCCGGCACAGGAACCTACGCAGACACCTATGGAGGCCCATCCACTACGTCAACGCTGACCGTCACTGACGGACAGGCAGTGATCGTAGCTAAGGGCTGGAAGGTGTCCAATCAGTACAACACTGCGGAGCACCCGGCACGCCAGTTCTGGTTTGTTGACAAGTCCGTCTTGGGCGCTGCCCGTACCGGACTGGTCGAGTGGATCACTGACGATGTGCTCGCTAGCTGGAGCAAGGGGCTCTAATGGAAGCAGTAATCGACAAGCTATCCAGCGAGCTAAGTAGCTTCATGGGAGTGGCTGCCGCATACGGCGGTTGCTACGACACCCTGCCAATCCAGGCCGTCTTTTGGGGCGATCCTGGCATCATCCCCGCTTTCGACTATCCCTGCTTCGTCATTGAACCTGTGCGTGACTCGCCTCTGAGCGAGAACATGGGCAGTGAGCGTCGTGAGCTTGAGGTAACCGTTCAGCTTCTACAGGATGCGCGAGACGACTTCAACGCCTCCGCAAACGAAGCCAACGGGGATCGCAAGCGCGTGCAAACTATGGGCAACCTTCGAAAGTGGCTACGCAGGCTGGCTAACAGGCAGCTTGATGGGCAGGAGGGAGTGCTCGACGTCAAGGTGACGAACACGGACTACACAGGACAGGTGCGCGGCTCGGTGATCGCCAAGTCCGCCTCCATCACGCTTCTGGTTCAGAAGCAATACAGCCGAGAGGCGTAAGGAACGACTATGGCACTAGGCGCACTTGGTTACGTCGGATACGGTGTCGAGGTTACTGAGGGTTCGAGCGTAACGCCGACCTTCTTCCTCCCCGTCAACACATTCAGCTTCGAAGACAGCAACGACTTCATCGTGCCGGATCAGGTGCGGGGAAGCCGTGACCGCAGCATCGCTCTCGCCGCTCCGTACAACGTGTCCGGCTCGATGGAAGTGGACCTGCCGGTTGTGGACATTGGCCCGCTGCTTCTCTCAGCCCTGACGGCTACGGTCGTTAGCTCGGCCTACGCTGGCGGCGGCTACCAGCACGTCTTCACCCCGGACAACTCCGAGAAGACGCTTTCGTTCGAGTCCAGCGCGGCTGGCATCCTGATCATGCGTTACGCGGGCGTCCGCGTCAACACCCTGGAGATCAAGAGCGCGTACGGCGAGATCGTAACCTCGTCATGGGGCCTTGAGGGTCTGAACCGCGAGAAGCGTGTGAGCGCTACTGGCAGTGCAACCCCAAGCTCGATCCTGCCGTTCCACTTCTCCGGCTCCAGTATCAAGATCGCTGGCTCAGCTTCGGGCACGGTGAAGGACTTCTCGTTCACCATCGGCAACAACCTGGAGCGCGCAGGTACGCTTCGCAAGACGCGTGCTTGGAAGCGCATGTCCGCTGGCATGCGTGACGTCGGCTTGTCCATGACCTTCGACTTCGCAGACACTGCGGAGTACGACCGCTTCATGAATGCAGACGAGTTCGCCGTTGAGCTTCACCTTGAAGGTCCGACGATCCCGACAACCACCAACAAGTACACGTTGGTGATCGGCATCCCGAAGGTCCAGTACAACAAGGCCGGTGTTCCGATCAGCACAGGGCAGCTTGAGCAGTCCATCGACTGCCTGGTTACCCGTGCCGACGGTCAGAACATCGTCAACGTCACATGGGTGACAAGCCAGAGCGCTGCGGCGGCTGGCCTGGCGTAAGCCAATAAGCGGTGCGGGGGTCGCCTCATAAGCGGCCCCCACACACAACGGGAGGACGAGGAAACATGGCTCTACTTCGCAAGGCATCTACAGCAACCAAGCGCATCTTCCTGACCGACGACGAGACGGAATGGATCGAGGTCCGCGGGGAAGTCTCCAAGCGCGACCGCAACCGTCTGTTCGACCTCATGCCATCGCGCCCCGATGTGCAGGAGACGGGGCTGACCCCTCAGGAGGGCCTGGCGTTCCAGACTGACCTGTTCGTTGCGCTCGTGACCGGATGGTCACTCGACGATGAAGTCACCGCCGAGAACTACCTGTCCCTTGAGCCGGAGGGCACGGACCTGATCGACACTAAGCTGGCAGAGCACTTCGCCACCATGGTGCCAACCAAGGAAGAAGTGGGAAAGGCTTAGACCTCGCACGTCTGTCTGCTGAGGGACAGCACACGGAGAACCTCCGTGCCAACTATCCCCGCGTAGCGAGGGCCTTCGACCTGTACAACCTGTGCAGGGATCAGCAGCTATTCCACATGGAAGTGCAAAAGGACGGCGGCAAGAAGATTGACCATAAGGTGGTCCGCTTCGTGACCGGGTTCAGTCACTTCCCTGACGAAGGTGGCGCACTCGATCAACCGTGTTGGACCATCGACATGTTCGAGGGTTTCCGGCAGGGCGAGAACGCCGCAGCAGCCAAGCAACTAGCCAAGTAACAGGAGGCCCATCCGCGTATCATCAACTATAGCGTTATCGCTACATTTGAGGGTACAGGGTGGGCCTCTTTTCGCGTTTCAGTAGGTAGCCATGGGCGCACAGGACGTACAGGTCCGCATCCTTCTCTCCGTAAATGGAATGCAGTCGCTCCAGCAGCTAAACGGTGCTGTCCGTGGCCAGTATAAGTCCATGGGCGACGTCCAGAAGCAGATGGTTTCAGGCGGCAGGCTCCAGCTACAGAACATCCGCAGCATGGACGATCTGTCCAAGGCGTTGAAGGGTGTGCAGACAGACTACGACGCTGTGTATCGCGCTGCGTACCGTGTGATGCAGGCCGGAACGATGATGCAGGGTGTCGGCATGGCTGGCATCAAGTCGTTGAAGTCCGCTGTGACCGCCTGGGGCGACTACGAGTTCAGCTTGCAGCGTGCAGCCAACTCCCTCGATATGACTAAGGACCAGATGCAGGCATTGTCTGTGGCCGTGCAGGACGCCGCCATCGAGACACGCTTCTTCACGCCTGCCGAGATCGCGCACGACGTCTACTTGTGGGGCTCCGCAACAGGACAGACGATCAAGACCCAGGAAGACCTGAATAGGGTCATGGGCCAGACCGTCTCGATCTTGAAGCTCGCTGCTATGACGCAGACTGACTACGAGTCCACGGCCAAGGGCGTGTACGCCGTTATCACACAGTACGGCATGGCCCTTTCCGACGTCAACAAGGTTTCGGCTGCGTTCTACCAGATCAGCCGTAAGACCGCCCTTGAAGTGCCTGACCTCGTTGAGTCATTCAAGATGGTTGGCCCGATGGCGCATGCCTTGGGCGTTTCGTTCGAGGAAGTGGCCGGTACCCTGGGCATCTTGGGCGACTTGGGCCAGCGTGGCTCCATGGCTGGTCGTGGCTTGGGTATGTTCTTGACGCAGATGGTTCGCCCTGCCCCTAAGGGCATCAAGGCCATGAATGACCTGTTCGCTGCAACCATGCATGTACAGGACGGCTACAACAAGCTGGTCTTCCCTAAGGGCAAGTTCATCGGCATCGAGAAGTTCGTCACCCTGCTGGCCAAGGCCACAAACGGGCTGACCGACCAGCAGAAGCTGAACTACATCACCACAATCGTTGGTACGCAGAACGCCGCCCGCCAGATCATCCCGTTGATCAACGCTCAGACCGCCGCCGTCAAGGCGGGCACGTCTATGTGGGCGGACGCCAAGTACACGACCGAGGGGGCCGAGAAGGCGTTCAGCGACGCATGGGGCAACATGTCCTCTACTTGGAAGGGCATCGTTGGGCTTGTCAAGAACAGCCTCATGCCGATCATGCTGATGGCTGGACAGTCCGTTGCCAAGTTTGCCACTCCGGCGATGGAGGCGTTGTCTGGCGTTGCCGTGAAGTTCACCCTGTTCCTGCGCCTGAACCCGAAGATCGCTGACTTCGCAGTCAAGGTTCTTGCTATCGCATCATCTGTCCTTGCCCTGACCGGCAGCGTGATGGTTGCGGCTGGCGGAATGCTGCTGTTCAAGACCGTTCTGACGGAGGCGGGCGTGGGCCTGATCTCCTTGATCGCCCCGTTCCTGATCCTTGAGGCTGTCGTCGCGGGAGTCGCCTATGTCTTCTACAAGAACGTAGGTGGCATCAGCGACGCATTCAAGCACCTAGGCAGGGTCCTGGGTCCGATCATCAAGGAAGCCATCGACAACATCGTCAACTTTGTGAAGTGGCTTGGCAACCTTGGGCGTGGCGCTAAGGGTGCTCCGACAAGTGCGTTCAAGGTGATCGCAGACGTGATCAACAAGATCGCTGACGCCATCGCCATGGTAAACAAGAACCGCGAGGGCCACAAGGTTCTCGTCGGCATCGTCGATGCGTTGCTTATCTACTCGGGCCTGTCTGCTGGCATTTGGGCTACGACCGTCGCCTTCGGCGCGTTCCTCGCGCTAGGCAAGGCAATGAAGGCCGCGTCCTTGGCCATGAACATCCTATCCGCGTCCACGTACCTGTTTAGCTCCGCGCTATGGTCAACGGGTATCCCTGAGATTATCCTGGCCATCGTTGCCGTGGTTGCCCTTCTCTACTTGGCGTGGACCAACAATTGGGGCGACATTCAGGGCAAGACCAAGTTCGTGATGGACTGGTTGGCTCAGAACATTCCGCCTGTGATCGACACAATCGCCAAGGTCATTGGCGACTTCGTGAAGGGCGCGTCCGACTTCTTTGCATGGCTGGTCCCTCAGCTACAGAACGCATGGAAGTTGATCAGCGACGCCTTCACTACTGCGGTCGGCATCATCCAGTCCGTCGCCACTGCCATCGTTGACTTCGGCGCTAAGGTGCTTGGAGTTTTGCAGGCTGTGGCCAAGCCGTTCGACGACTTCGGTCGTATGGTGATCGGCGTGATCCAGACCGTGCTCGGCTATGTTGTCTCGCTTGGCCAGACATTCGTTGACGTCTTCGTCAACAAGATGCTTCCGGCCATCGGATGGGTGGCCTCATCTATCGGCAACTTCGTGACAACCGTAGCCGAGGCGCTCGGGCCGTTGATCGGAGCTATCGTTGATCTTGTTGGCGCGCTTATCGCTCGCGTACAGGACATCATCAAGTTCTTCCAGCCCGTGATCGACTTTATCATGAGCATCCTCGTGCCTGTTCTACAGGCCCTTGCCGACATCATCAGCAACGTGTTGATCGCTGGCTTCAACAACCTGATCGCTATTGTGTCCGCCGTCAAGGACATCTTTCTGGCGGTTGTTGACGCAATCTTGAAGGCAGTGACTCCGTTCCTACAGATGCTCATGCAGTTGTTCGGTGACGCGTTCCAGGTGATCGCGGGCATTGTGTCCTACGTCATCGACACTATCACCAACATCGTCAAGACCTTCATCGACGTGATCACCGGCATCATCCGCGTCTTCACCGACATCCTAAAGGGCGATTGGGGCAAGGCTTGGAATGACATCCTTGGGATCGTCTCATCTATTTGGGATGGCATCAAGACACAGATCGACAACTCTTTGAAGTTGATTGGTCGCGTGGTTGGCGCTGGCCTAGACGCAGTGAAGACCGTTGTCTTCGGTGTGTTCGAAACGATCAAGGGGATCATCAGCGGCGCATGGGAGATCGTTCAGACCGGACTGCGCGTCGGCATCGACGCCGTGAAGACGATGTTCGAGGGTATCGGTACCGTCGTAGGTAGCGTGTTCGGAGGCATCAAGGGCATCATCGCTGGAGCCATCAACGCGGTCCTTGGCGTGATCAACGCAGCCATCGACGGCATCAATGGCATCCAGGTACACATCGAAGTCGGACCGGTCAAGTACGACTTCAACGGCCTGCACCTTGGACACATCCCCCTAGTCAAGCTCCACCGGGGCGGCATCGTGCCTGGTCCTCTTGGTCAGGAAGTGCCTACGGTTCTACAGGCAGGAGAGCTTGTCATTCCGTCCAGCAAGGTAACCGAAATGTTCAACAAGCTCAATGTCTCATCTGACAACACACGCACGATCAAGCTACAGGTCGAGGTTACCTCTCCTGACGGCAGCGTGACTCGTCTTGACGCTTCGCAGATCGCGGGGCTTCTCAACAGCGGTGCTCTTGTGCAGTCACTTGAGCGCATGGCGGCGGTGGCGTAATGACAACAGCAACGATCTACTGCTCCAAGGATGCTACGGCCATCCAGTCATCCAGCAACTCATGGAATGGCTTCGACAACCACTTGCCAGTTGGCTTGTTCTACGGCGGAAGCTACGTCGCTCGCTCATTCGTGTACTACCCGCTGAACTTCGCTGGGGTTATCTCCATCAACTCAGCGACGCTGTATCTGCCCATCGCTCACCTTACCGGAAGCGGCAACCACTGCTACGGAGGCAACGGCTCTCGTACGCTGTATGCTGACCGCATGACTTCGGATTGGGGCGAGTCGGCTGGATCGGAAGGCGTGTGGACCAACACCACATACTCCTGGAATAACCGCGCGGGCGCGTACACCGGAACGAACCAGGCGTCTAAGGCATTCACTGGCCCCGGTACAAATCACCAGTGGATCACCGTCGATGTTACCGATGCTGTAAACGCCATGTTCCACGGGTCGGCCAACTACGGCTTCATCCTCAGGAACTCCAGCGAGGCGGACTCCAACCTGGGCCTGGAGTTTTTCAGCAGGCATGTCGGCGGCTACACTTCCTACATCGTACTTGACTACTCCACAAACACTACGCCACTCGCCCCTACAAGCCTAGCGCCCACGGGGGACGCCCTGAACAACAACCTAACTCCTACCCTCACCGGTTCGCATGCCGATGGCGGCGACGGTGACACCATGGGAAGTTACGAGATCATTCTGTACGAAGACGACGGGACCACACAGAAGTGGGACTCAGGTGCCGTGTCTGCCACTGGGGCTACCACCTTCTCGAAGGCGTACTCGGGCACGTCCCTCACGGGCAATCTGTTCTACCGCTGGAAGGCTCGTACCTGCGACACCGCAGGCGCATGGGGGCCTTACTCTGCCTTGCAGAGGTTCAAGGTCAACTCAGTGCCGAACACTCCCGGGGTTTCCATCAGTGGCACGGCATCCGATGAGAACACGCTGACGCCCACCCTGTATGTAACACACAGCGACCCGGACGCCAGCGACAGCCAGATGTACGGCTACCAGATTGTGGTTACCCGCACGTCTGACAACGCTACGATGTGGGACACGGGCCAGGTCACCTGCACGCCGCGCTCCACGCTATCTTTGACATACGCTGGCACCGACCTGGCGTGGGGCGTGGGGTACACATTCAAGGCCAAGACGCAGGACAGCAATGGCGCATGGAGCGCATCGTTTAGCTCTCCGCTGTCATTCACAACCCACGCTGCGGGCGTACCCGTCAGCCCGCTCCCTACCGGCGGGATCGTCACGACGCCGACTCCGGCGTTCACCGGATCACGCGCGTCCAGCGCTGACTCCTTGACATCTGCCCAGGTTCGCGTGTATGCTAACGATGGCACTACGCTCCTGTGGGACTCAGGCACCTTCACAACGGGCGTGACCTCCACAGGCTTCTCTATCGCCTACCCCGGCAGCCCTGTGCTCGCGTGGAGCACTGACTACAAGTGGCAGGCCGTGGTCACAAGCTCCGCGGGCGGCACTTCGGCGTGGTCTGCGATGCAGGATTTCACAATCCAGTCTTCGGGCGATGTGCAGTGCAACGCACCGCTCGGCTCTCCGATCACGACGCTAACCCCGCACTTCATGTTCAGCCGCGCCACCAACTACAACCGCTACCAGTTGATCGTGTACAAGGCGGACGGCGTAACCTCTCACTGGGCCTCTGGCGTTGTCACTGTGTCCAGCGGCGCAAGCACGGACTACACCTACGCTGGTACTGCGTTGACGTGGAACACTGCGTACAAGTGGAAGCTCCAGGTCAGTTCCGACGGTGGCGCAACCTGGGGTAACGGGTACTCCGGCCTACAGAGCTTCATCACGGACTCCGCTGGCACGCCTACGCTGACTGCCCCAATCAACGACTCCTGGCAGACAACCCTGACGCCGACCTTCACTGGCACGACGTTCGGGAGTGAAGTGATCAGCACGTTCCGGGTGTACGTCTACGCTGTTGACGGTGTGACGTTGATTTGGGACAGCGGCAACAGCGCTGGCGCGAGCACATCGTTCAGTAAGGTCTACGCGGGTTCCGCTCTAGTGGCAGGTGTGTCCTATAAGTGGACGGCCAGCTATGTCAAGGCTTCCGGCGCTCCTGGCGATGTTGCCCCCAAGGGCGGCTTCCACATCAACGCTGCGCCTAGCTCTCCATCGAACCTCGTCCCCGTTACAGGGGCCGTGATCGCAGACACGTTGACTCCTAACCTTAGCGCTGTGTTCGAGGACTCGGACAAGAGCGCCTGGGGTGACACCCCAACCAACTTTGAAGTTGAAGTCTACCGCAACAGCGACAGCACGCTCATGTTCACCCTGAACAAGACGTCTCTCGTTGCGGGCAACAACAGCGTCAAGGAGGGTGAGGGCGGCACAACCAAGACCGGTGCCAGCACGTTGAGCTACAACGTAGCCTACAAGGCCCGGTTCCGCTACACCGACTCAAAGAGCGCTGTTGGCGCATGGTCGAGCTACGTGGTCTTCACGTGCAGCCACGCACCTACCGCCGCTATCAGCACCCCTGGTGCCACCATCGTCGCCCCTGGCTTCACGACCGGGTGGTCGTTCTCATCTGCCAGCAGCAAGGCGCAGGGCTGGTACCGTGTCAAGGTCGTTCGCGCCGCCGACAATGCCCCTATGTACGACAGCACGCAGCAGGCTTCCGCCTCTGCGAGCCACGCCGTACCTGCCGGGTACCTCCAGAACAACACGGGCTACATCGTGTCAGTTCAGGTGTGGGACGTTGATGGCCTGACCTCCCCGGTCTACACCACGACTACGGCATCGGCATGGACCGCTCCCGGCGCTCCGGGCTCCCTGTCCCCAACCAACAGCGAGGAAACATCTTCGATCTTGCTGGAGTGGGACCAGTCGAACCTGTCGGCTGCGGATTTCAGCCGCTACCGCGTCTACCGTCGCGCCTATGGTACGACAGCGTGGACCATCCTGACTGAGCTAATGACCCTCAGCCAAAACAGCTACACCGACTACACCGCTGGCCAGGAAGTCCTCTACCAGTACAAGGTCACCGCGTTCAAGAAGGTTGCTGGCGACATCGACCTTGAGTCTCCTGACTCTGACGTTGTGACTGTTGCCCTGGTGTCGGACGTCTGGTTTGTGGTTGGCGCAGACGCTTCTCACATCTTTGAGCTGCCTGTCACTGCGGAGAGCCACACCGTGCCAATCCAGCAGGAGGTCTTCGAGCCCCTGGGAACGAGCCGCAAGGTGATCGTTCGCGGCAAGGTGCTCGGCAGCGAAGGCTCGCTCACCATCCTGTGGAAGGACTCTGAGCGGGTTGACGCGCAGACCAAGCTGAGCTACTTGACCGACAACCGTGGACCGCACATCCTCAAGTCCCCATTCGGAGACGTGTGGTATGTGGAGTTCGCCGGACCGGCCAAGAAGTACCAGGGCGGCGGCGCTCTACAGGTAGATATTTCATGGATCGAGGTTGCCTAAATGTGGCCAATCACTCCGTCGTTCATCCAGGCGATCAAGTCGCCTGTTCATACAATGCGAGTGCGACTGACCGTTCTTGACACCAACCTCGCTCCCGTACCAGGTGGCGTCTTCTATGACGTCAGCTACACGGCAGACGCCACTGGTATTCTAATCGACGGGTCGGTTGATGTTGACATCAGCCGTGGCGCTCGTCGTACCTTCACCGCCAACATGCTCAACAGCCACGGGGAGTTCTCTCCGAACTCACAGTGGTCGGGCATGTTCTACGTGAACCGCCTTGTGCGCATCGAGCGCGGCATCGAATACAGCCCTGGCAACGTGGAGCTTGTGCCTGTTGGCACGTTCTTCCTTGACGCTGCTGAGGTGACGGTCGAGCGCAACATGAGCATGATCAACTTGCAGGGCACGGATGGATGGAAGAAGCTGGCTAAGGCGCAGCTTGGCTACGCCAAGTCCTACGCCGCAGGCACGGCATTCACGACTGTCATTTCCGACCTGCTGACCATCGCAGGCGTGACGCAATTCGTTATGGACGACTTCTCAGGACGCGCAACTGCTGCCAAGGTTCTTGGCGCAGGAGGGCTAGCCATCGAGAGGAACGATCTGATCGGGGACGTCCTCACCACGCTCGCCACCAACTTTGGCATCTATTGCTACTTCGACCCGCTAGGCAGGTTCGTTGTCACGGAAATCCCAAACCCCAACACTCAGCCAGTGGTGTGGACGTACGATCCCGGCGACAACAACAACCTGCTGATGGTGAAGTCCGGCTACAAGGACGAGGGCTTTTGCAACGCAGTTTGCGTAGTAGGCACCGGAGACAAGAACCACACTGTTGTCAGCAACCGCGCTGACACGAACCCGTCCTCACCGACGAACGTGACGTCGCTCGGTCGCCGCACGGATTACTACGAAAGCGACACAATCTCGACTCAGGCTCAGGCAGACGCGTGCGCAAACAAGCGCTACCTGGACAACATGCAGGTGATCGAGGACGTGGCCCTTGACACTATCTGCAACCCCGCCTTCGAGGGCGGCGACATCATCGCCGTACGTGAGACTGAGTTCGCACACATCGACACCAAGTACATCATCCGCGCGTTCAGCGTGCCTCTGGCATCTAGCCGTTTGATGATCAAGCTACAGCGCTCCGTGGGTATCGCCTAATGACAAGCATGAACCACAACGACGCCTCGCGCGTCATTGACGTAATCGACGGTCGCATCAGCCGCAACACACAGTCAGGGGCAGGCGTCGAGTACACTTTCGGCACTATCTTCCTGAACAGCGGGTCCTATGCGTCTGCCTACCTCTACGGCGAGACTGATCCTACCAAGGCGTCTGCCTACTTCGCTTTGCCGAATGGGCTCTACCCTGCTGCTGGCGACGCCGTGCGTGTCGGCATGGACAAGGCGCGCGGCACCCGGTTCATTGATCAGGTCTTCCCGAAGACGCCTTACCCCAAGATCGCATGGGACCTAACAGGCGGGCGCATCTTGGTTGGAGATGGGTCCTCTGCCCCCACCAGCCCGGGCGCGCTTTCCGCATTCATTCTGACGCTGCTGGACGATGTGGATGCTGCCCACGCATTGGCCACGCTTGGCGCTCAGGCGTATGGATCGTATCAGACCCTTGACGCGGAGCTAACAGCCCTGGCTGGCCTGGTGAGCGCTGCCGACAGGATGCCCTACTTTACGGGCTCCGGTTCCGCCGCGCTGGCTACCTTCACCTCAGCGGCTCGAAGCCTGCTGGACGACGGGGACGCTGCCACAATGCGCGGCACGCTCGGACTGGGATCGGCGGCGACTCACGACGCAACAGAACTCAACCCTACGGGGATTATCAACCTATGGCCTGCCGCCGCGCCGCCCACTGGCTGGCTAATCTGCAATGGCGCTTCACTCCTACGTGCGGACTACGCTGCGTTGTTCTCCGTCATCGGCACGACCTACGGTTCTGTTGACGGGACTCACTTCTCGCTTCCAGATATGCGCGGCAACGTGCCCATGGGCGTATCTGCGTCCCACGCTTTGGCATCTACGGGCGGCGCAGAGACTCATACTTTGACATCGGCAGAAATGCCGAGCCACACCCACACCCAGGACGCCCACGCCCACAACCAGAAGGGCTACGGGGCCACGCTCGGCAGCGGCTCGGTTGGCTGGCGCATCGGTAGCTCGGGCACACAGACAACCGATACGGGCATCACCTCCACCACAGCGACGAACCAGAATACGGGTGGCGGTGGCGCTCACAACAACTTGCAGCCTTACCTGGCGCTGAACTACATCATCAAGAGCTAGGCCCAAGCCCTAGCGTCCTCTGTGCGCTCCATGAGCAGGGCGTAGAGGCACGCAAATCCAAAACTGGTGTCCTACACCAGCTTCGAGAAACCGGCGCTCCTGGGGCTTCCTAGGGCGTCACACGCCGCCCCTGGAGGAACCAATGCAGGAACCTATCTCAGAGCCCCCATTCACAGAAGTCCACGCCGAAGCCCTAGCGGCAGGCGCTGATAAGTACGAGAGCGGCGGGCGTGTTACCTTCCGTGACCTCTACGGCGCGATCCGCGACAACCGTGAGGAAAACTGCCGCAACTTGGAACAGTTGAAGGCAGACCAGAAGGGCGACCTTCTGGCCATGGAAGGGAGGCTGCTCGAAGCGTTCAACAACTTGAGGGATGAGTTTCGCAGTCTTCGAACAGACACCGCCACGCGTATCTCTGAGCTTGACGCTAAGGGAACGGCTGGCCTTGAAGCTCACATCGAAGCTGATCGCCTGGCTAAGGCCAAGGCTGAGGGACGCAACGAAGTCTTCACACGAGCACAGGGACTCGTAACCAAGAATTGGAAGATGATGCTCATTGTCTTCGCGGCAGTCGTAGCGTTCCTCACAGACGCCGATCTGACGTGGGGCCTGTCCCTGCTTGGCATTCACTAGAAAGGAGCCATTACGATGGCTGGAGTTCCACCCTATGAGCCCGCATTCCTAACGGAGACGAATGAACGCTACTGGCGCGACTGCGCCGTGATCTCGCTGTTTCGCATGGGGGCGTACGCCAAGCCGTCCACGGTGGTGAATAACGCCAACCGCGAGGCGTTCGAGAAGACGGGAGGGCACGTCTCTGAAACGCCCACCCTGTACGGCCATTGGGACAAGCAGACCAAGGAATACTTCGGGCATACTGCCGCCATCCCGCGCACGTGGGAGGCGCTCAAGGCGTCCCTGACCGGGGAGGCTCGTGGCGTAATCGCCGGGCAGATGGGCAACCTGACTCCGCACTTGAAGCGCTGGAGCCCGCGCTCTGCCGCCGACGCTGGACACATGGTCAACATCGGACCGTACGATCCAGCTACCAACCAGTTCTGGTGGGTTGACCCGCTAGGCCGTGGTTCCTACGTTGGCGAGTGGGTATCTGCTGCTGACGTTCTCAAGTTCGGGTGGGGCTATCCGTACTGGCGCTCCGTTACCCGTTATGCATGGGAGCCGCGTCCGGTTCCGTACGTCCCGAAGGAGGGCACAGACATGATCCCCGTAACCCCAATCCGTCTCTACGACACACGCGCCAAGCAGGTTTCCGTGGCAGGCACAGGCGGCGGACGTCTGGCAGGTGGCGTTCCTCGCCGCTTCCAGATCGCAGGGGTTGGCCCTATCCCCGCCAACGCCGTGCTCGTCGCCTTCGCCGTAGCTGCGGTACTGCCCACGGTCAAGGGAGCCTGGGTCCACCTGTCTCCTGAGACTGGCGTGCCCGTCAACCTCAGCATGATCAACGCCTTCGAGTCGGTTACCAACGGCTATCCGCTGTTGGGGCTCGACGCGACTGGCGGGATCACCGTCTACTGCACATCCGACGTGGACGTGCTGATCCAGGTGACGGCCTACTGCCCACCCGCATAACACAAAACGTCGGCACAGGTAGCACCCATGCCGACGAAATGCGTCACATCCATCTGCCCCGTCCTGACGTTTCCTCCCCGTCAGGGCGGGGCTTCTTTTTGTTTGCCTGCTACCTGACCACCTTGAGGATCGGGCGATCAGTCGTCACGCGCTCCGTGACGTTGTACTTGTCCTGTAGCTGTGAGTTGGCGTAGCGGTTCTTCTTGCACTCTGGATTGTTGATCCAGTGCCACGTCAACTCGCTATGGAGTTCGAACCTGTCGCCACACCAAGGGCAAACGATGTTGCCACTCACCCCTTGACTACGCCGATAGGGCGCAGGCGCACCATGGGCTGAACCAGATCAGCGCTGTCGAGCATGACCTGTTCGATGTCCTTGTACGCACGCGGACCCTCGTCCACGGCAGTGGCTGCCTTGCCACCCATGAGCACACCAGCAGCGGCCATGTCCGCAGCCAATTCCTCGACCGAAGACTCGCGCTCTGTTTGCTTGCGCCCACGCGCGCGGCCTGCGCCGTGCTGGCACGTGTTGTAGCTGTCCGGGTTGCCCAGGCCCTTGCCGATGTACGACGCGGTGCCCATGGAGCCCGGGATCAGGAGAGTCTCACCCTTGCGGGCACGGATCGCACCCTTGCGATGCACAACACCGTCCATGCCAAAGTGGTGTTCCCAGGACGCGTAGTTGTGGTGGACGTTGACCAGAACCTCAGGCGAACACGGGAAGTCCCGAAGGATTTCCTTGATCGCGTCGAGCATGAGGTTACGGTTCGCTTCTGCCCAGGCCAGCCCGAAGTTCATGGCGTTCATGTACTTCGCGTGCATGGGCTCGCCCAACGGGAAGAACGCCAGGTCGCTCGTAGGCAGCGGCGTGTGCCAGCGCTCACAGAGCTTGACGGCTTCCTTGTGGTAGAAGTCCCCGATTGCCTTGCCCAAGCCGCGTGAGCCTGAGTGGAGCATGATGTAGAGCCCGCTACCGTCCTCGTCCTCCTGAACCTCAATGAAGTGGTTGCCACCACCCAGGGTTCCCAGGGACGTGAGGCTGTTGCGGAACCACTCCGGGTCAACGTCTCCGTCGAGCAGAACACGAGACGTCTCGCCCATGTAGGCGATAGCCGCGTCCATGTTCATGCCCTTCTCGTGGCGCGAGAACCCGGTCGGGATGCGCTCAGCGATCTTGTCGATCAGCATGCGCAACTCCACCTTGTTCAAGTCGCTTGCATGCATGCCGTTGAGGCGCATGATGGCAACGCCGCAGCCGATGTCCACGCCAACGGCGTTCGGGATCACCGCGCCGTCAGTGAAGATCACGCCACCGATGGGCATGCCGAAACCCTGGTGAGCGTCGGGCATGAGCGCGATGTGGCGCTGCGTGCATGGCAGGTTGGCCAGGTTGGTCGCCTGCTCCAACGCGCCGTCGTCGAGCATAGATGCCCACGACTTGATTGGCAAGCGAGCGTTCGTCTCGTTCTGTCCGTAGACCTTCATGATGGTAGATTGACCTCCACTTCGTGTGCTGAGTAGCTGTGCTTCGCCTTACTGGCGGATCGTTCCTCTAGGCGCGACTGCTCAGCGCAGTACGCCCAGGCTGCCTTCTTGTCAAGGAACGTGGGCTCCTTGAGGACTTCCGGGCCACTGATTGGCCAGCCGTCCCAATTGACCCAGGTCTTGTGAATGACGTAGAGCTTCATGCTGTCGCCTTGGCCGCAGCCAAGACCGCACGACCGAAGGACTCCATGTTCCCGCAAGCGCTCATGACGATCTGGCCTTCCAGCTTCGGAAGGGCGACGTCCGGCAGGTTGTCGGGACCGGTGATCTCAGCGGCCTTGCACAGGTCCACCAGGCAGCGCCAGTATGCCTTCTGGCCTTCGTAGCCCCAATAGGCATAGTCGCTCTGGCAGTTGCGCTGCGCCGTCAACACCTTGTCGAGTTGCGCCTGCGCCTGTTCCAGCGTGGGGTTCAACTCCTGCCTGCTGCTGACGCTACCGGGAGCACCGAGAAGGCTGCTGAACCCAATGACCGGGCCGAGTCGCGGAAGAATGTCGCTGAGCTTCACGAGCCTCTCCTTGTGCTACTTTGACATCCAGAACACCCATTCGAAGGTACGCTGGTCGAAGAAGCTGCCGCCGTTGTGGTAGCCCTTCTTCTTCTGTTCGATGTACCAATCGTACAACTTCACGACGAATGTGTCAAGTGGCTTACCCGCTTCCAGGCAAGCCACTTGAGTTGCGCGTAGCTCGGCGTAGCCGAGACTGTCTAGGAAGCACACGTCAGCCCGGGTAATACTGCTTGGACAGGGCCTCGAACATGAAGGGGGGGCCGATGCTGCCGTCGTCGGCAAGCGAAGCCACGCCCTTGATGCCGTCGAAGCTGCTCTTGCGCAGCACGATCACACGCCGACCCTTGGCCTGCTCGGGAGAGCCAATGACCTCGACCAGACGCATG